TCCACGAGTGAGGTAAATTTACCTTGAGTCATAAATTTTTCTTCAATTTCTTTCATTATAACACCTTAACGTTTAGATGGGAAACACCTGATGCATTAATTAAACCATCAGGGAATGCGTTTGCAGCAATAGTAATACGGTCCTCTTCAGATGTATTAGGTGTTGCTCTGTGTCTAATCATAGGTGGGAAAACAATATACTTGCCTGGCTCTGTAGGTTCTTCATGGGTAAGGAAAAACTTTTCCTCAGACCACTGACCCCAAGGCCAGATATTGGTTTGGTTAAACCAAGGATTAGGTAAATGCCATACGGTTTTTGTTTCTTCTGACCCATTCACATAGTAGTTACTACTAACAAAGCAGTTAGCATGTGTATGGTCATAGAAATAATCACCTGTTTTATTTAGATTGGACCAAGAGGCATTAATCTTGAGACGATTGGGCATACCAATGTCATTGGCAACGAATGCTAAGCACTCATCTATCCAATCAAAGAGTCTTTTGAATTCTGGTAGTGTATGTAAGTCACTGCCAGAGGTGCCATCAAGTTGGACACCATCCCAAATCCAATTACAATCATTGTGACGATAGTTTAGGCGATGACATGCTTCCTCGACTGCCTTTATGTCTCCTTTATAATAGAATCTATAGAAGGGTATGCCAAGGAATGTATCTTTCATTTAATCGACTCTCGGTATTCGTGAATCCAATCAATCAGAGTGTTGATGTAAGGCACTTTATCATACTTCTCTACGACTTGCATCTGTCCGTCCTCTGCAACGGAAAGAGTCACGAGTTTGTCTACCTCTACACCAGTCATCTCGTAATACATGTAAGCATATGCTGCTTCCTGCACGAAATACTTTTCAAGGTATTCTTCTTTCTTTAGACTGTTGGTTGTCTTGAAGTCAATGACTGCTAACTCACCATCAAACTTAGCAATGCAATCAACACGACCAGCAATGTATAAGCGACGAGAAAAAAGAGGGGCTTCAAGAACATGAATATCAGAAATACGATCAAGAGTCTTACGAGCAGCCCTAAAAAGGTATGCGGGATGACCTTCGCTCTTCTCAACTTTCTCCAATTCATTCTTAAGATAGTGCTCCACGATAGTATGATACTTCGTGCCTCTCCATGACGCTGCACGGCGGACACGCTCAGCTTCAGTATACCCTACTCTCTTCTCCCAGTCAAGTATACCTTGCTTAGATTGTAATCCCACCACAGTTGTAACACTGGGCACCCAGATGTCTTCTATTTTATAGAAGCGTCCATGATTAAGAGTCCTACTCTCTAACTCATCGAGAGGTGTAGGTGTGCCAATAATATTAAACATTAAAATCCCATATTGATTTTGGAAACAAGATACTCTCTGACTAAACCAGACCTTACAATATCTTCGATACCAAACTCTACGCATTCAAATGAAGGCATAGACTGTAGGATTTTCATGAAGTCAAGGACTCCATTACGCTCGTTAGATTTGATAAGGTCAGACTGTGTGTAGTCACCAGAGAAAATAATCTTAGCATCTTCACCGACACGAGTGATAATAGAATCAAGCTCATGGAAGTTGAGATTACTAAACTCATCTACAATTATAATGCACTTGTCAAGGGTGACACCCCTGATGAATGAAGTTGACCAGAATGATACAGTCTCCTGTGCTCTAAGGTTATCGTATAGTGCCTCAAAAGCATTGTCATCTGGCATCTCAAACATATACTTCACCATATTTTTATATGGAATCTGATACAAGTTTGATTTGTCCTCATGGTCTCCTGGCAGGAAACCAATCTCTCTTGTAGGGACGAGTGACCTTACCATATAAACTTTTTCATATGGTGACTCAGGGTCTAGCACCTGTTGCAGTGCAAGATACAAGGAGATAAAAGTCTTACCTGTCCCTGCTGCACCATGAAGCACAAGGTTTTTGCCTTCACCATACGCTTCAAACACAGTCTCCTGATTAGGAGTCAGCGGTTCGACAACCTTAAGGTGGTCCAGATTAATAGGTTTGCGTCTCTTCATCTTCTTTGCTGCGTAGGACGTGGATGAATTGGAGCTCGGTGAGGTTTTCTTTCTAGGCATTAGGTGTATTGACTCAGATTAGCACCAGGATGATTTTCTTGCACCCTGCTCATGACTTCTTTGAAACCATCGGATTGTTTTGGTTGACCATAGGTCACACCCCCAGTCCCTTGGGACCAGTCTTTATCCCAGTCAGGATTTGCATCCTTCCAATCACAATATTCTTTCATAGTCATGTGGAGTTCTTTAGTCTCTCCTGTTTTGGTATTTAGTACGGGATAAGTAGGCATTAATTTTCCTCATCTAAAGTTTTATAAGACCACTCATCCGAGTGTCCTACTGACCATTTATCTGATGTCTCTACTCTATAGTTTTGACTGCAGACATTGAAGTCAGGTTGTATTGTTTTCTCTGGAATAAGACTCATGTCTTTCCAGATTACTCTGTTGTTTGGTTGAGCAGCAAACTGCCCACCATCTAATTGTATCACATTAAATGATTTGTGCTCAGGGTCATGCTCACTGAAGTTAATATCCAATGTAGATGACTCACTGTGACACGAATCTATTGTAAACAAGTAGGTGCCAGCGTGCATCTTTTTGTCCTTACCAAAGAAAGAGCAACGTCCTAGGAGTGGTTTCTGAATGACAGTTATATTATAGTCGAAACAATCCCACAACTGTAGTGTATCAAGGGATAGGTCTTCATCTAACTCTGTCTTCCATACGAATGCAGACAAAGGTAGTTTGTCAAACAATGCACCATACTCTGTCAACATAGTCTCAAAGTATAATGCTTTACCTTCTACACTCTTAACTGATATCCATATGCCAGGTGTAAATTCTCCATGACCTTTCTTTAGGTCGTAGAGATATTCCTTACGGACATACACATTAGTTGGGGGTAGATTATGTACTAAGAAACTCATTCTATAGTTAGATTCAACACTTCAAAAATTTTATTGGAGGTTTCGGTTATCTTAACCATCTGCTCCGTCATCATTCTGTATCCATTACCAACGTATACCTGTCCAGAGACTACAGATACTGTAGCGATACCCCAGAAGATATAATACCATCTAGATTTTACTTGTGCTCTTAGTTTGGTAGTCATTAGTCAATACGCAACGCAGGTTGCAAGCAATCAGCATAGTCATCATCACATTTACAGTCATCCTCAGGACACCAGTCCATTGCCTTAGCAACGATAGGAAACTGACAGATGAAGTGCTGCTTACAGAGGTCTGCAACCTCCATGTGCTCTTTCTGTGTGCCGTTAGCAGTCCTCAGGGTGATGTAATGCAACCAAGATCTAACTGAGCCTGTCATATAGATACGTGTTGGTGTTGCCAATGGAAGCACAGCACGTGCACACTCCTTAGCAATACCTTCATCTAGCATCTCTTTATAGAGGTGTTGTGCTTGGAAGAAGTGCTCCTCTATCTTACCCTCAAACTTCAGTTTAGTATCGTGGTCGATGTCATCAATACTATTCTGTCTATTCTTGGAGTCTTGTCTCCTCAAATCAGGCAGAGGAATATCACCAAGCATACCTGCATCAGCATACCGCTGTGAGAATTCTTGATATGTGAATGAGCGATGCCTCAAAATCTGAGCACCGATTGCCCTGCTAGTGTTGATTTCAAGGGTCATGTACGCCTGCTCAAAGACGCTCCAGTGACCATGTTTAATACAATACTTAAGAAGACCCTCTACCTTAGGGTTTTCTTGGTTGTTGGGGTTGCTTACACGAGCAACATATCCCATAGTTTTTTCAGCGTCAGGTGTGACACTGACTAAGCATACTTTAGTCATTAGTTATTCCAGTGGCGGATTACACCCGCAGTAATAAAACAATTAGTAACCAGATAAGAAAAGAATATTAAGCTTCTCACTATAACAATGTAATTGTCATATCGTTTGGTCCTCTCATCAGAGAAACTACCTAACGCATACTTCCATATTCTCCATAGTCTAGTCATCCTTCATAGTCATGATATTTTAATTTAACTTGAGGTGGGTCTTCAAAAAGAATATCTCCACCCTCTTGGACGGTAGAGTATTCTTCCTCATCAGTTTCCCACGGTTCCTTTTCAGTCATCGTGTCTGAAAAGAATGTTAGCAATGATATAGAAACCCATTGCTGTCCAGTATCCAATAGTAGCGATACCGATGGTTGGCATTGCCATATTCCATACAAACATTAGCACAGCAGGTGCAACAAACAACCGAGTGATAGCACCTACAACCATACCACCAGTGGCAATATTAGCGAGGCGTTCTTCCTCTTCTTTACTCATATTCTGTGTCACTTTTAAGTCTTGCTCCTCTTGCTCGGCCTTCTTACGAGGGTCGAAGAAAACTTCATCATGTGTCATTTTGATTTTTCTTTCGCGGGTTTTGATTGTCCTCCCCAAATTTTCGGGTTGACTCTTCCCTCTGCTTGTTTCCATCCGATAAAATCCTTTTTGTATTTGTCATAATAGTAGTCAAACATTTCTACTTGTTTGCTGCTAGTAGTAATATCAAATGTAATATTACCATCAACTTTATATTCCACCAAGTACGCATTGTAGGGTAGAGATTTATCTAGTGCTGCCTCTGGACTACATGCTTCTTGTAAGATTTTCATCGTCCTCTTTTACCCCATTCGATAGATGGAAATGCTTCCTTGACTACTGCCTGTGTGATTCTGAATTTCTTGTGCAGAGTTTTATTCATTGCTTGCACAACTACTTCTGCTTCAGACTTGTGGAGTCCTTCAAGGAGGGCGATAAACATAGTCTCAATCTTCATAGTAGGAAGATTGTCTGCACCGCCTTTGAAATAATAATATAGTTTGCTACCTTCCTTCTCAAGAAGTGTATGCTCTGTGCCCTTAGGTGCATCATTAGGTGTGTAAGGAACGTCACCTTCGGGGATACGAGAGACCAAACTATCATCAAAGTTAATGATGAAGATAGACCTTAGCGTTTGAGTATTGTTATCCTGTAGGATTTTAACTTTCTCTGCCTTGGTCTTTGCATTGTGTGCTTTACGAAGCACCTCAGAAATCATAAGTTTCATACTTAAAAATCAGTGATGTTGTCTAGAAGGTCATTCAATTTGTTTTGAATGAAATATGGATACATCTTACCCCTCATTGAGGGTGTTGTATTCTCAAATGTATTTAGAATAGAATCGTATACCTCCTCAGGGATATAATCGAAGTCAATTAGTGTCTTGTTTCGATTATAATACTCCCTAGTAGTAGGGTCAGTAAACTCTTCTGGTGCCATGTCCACAAAGCGAGACAACTTTGCTTTACCTAAGGGACGCTGACGTTTACCTGAGACAAATGTATCATCACAGGACAGGAAGTTAGGGATACCATCTGAGCGGTCACCTTTCATGATGTGCTCAGCAATGTATGTCTTCGGGTCAACCCCATTCATAAACTTCTTTTGAATAGGATTATACTGGTGGACAAACGGATACTTATGCAACTGAATGAAGTCCTTGTCACCCGATAGGATAAGAATCTTCTGTGCTGGTTGCATATTATTTTGCAGACGGATGTTACGCTGACCTTGGTCTTTGACCAGTGTAGCAATTACATCATCTGCTTCAGCACCGTCTACCTCTACCACTTTGTATGGTAGATACTGTTTCAACTCATCGCGAATGCGATTAAGAAATTCAAAGATAGCATTCCAGTCATGTTTAGATGCTTGACGGTCCTTCTTACGGGTGCCCTTGTAATAAGGGAATGCTCTGCGCCTCCAATAGTTTTTACTATCATAGCACAAAATCAATTCGCCATAGTCTTTCTTGAATTTCCTACGGTATAACCTCAAGGAATTCAAAACCATATGGCGAATCAAATCTTCTTCAATTTCGTTAGTCTTTGTTAGTGTCACCATCAGGTTGCTAATGCAAACCTGATTCATGTCAACAAGAATCATTTCGACTCACTCATCTTCATCATCTAGTATATCATCTGGATTGGTAATACGCAAGTACAAGAGGTCCCTAGGGTCCACAGGCTCGCCATCCTCATACATCTCAGGATGTACAACCATTGCAGCATAGTCTGCCTTTTCTCTCCACTCATCAAAAATCCCCTTGACATTCCAAGATACAATGGAACCCAAGAGGAAACTACCGATGGTTAGAAAGAAGGCGATATAAAGAAAACTTAGGTCTGCCATACGTGCCTCTTAACTATTTTTATTTAGTAACTTTTTTACGTCTGCCTGGTTTTCTCTCGGCATGATACTTCCAAGCATCCTCAAGTATACCATAGAGATACTTTCGTATCTTTCTTGCCTTAGGTTTATCGATGTGTCCATACGCTTCACGCATAAACTTATCTCCACCCTTAATGTAATCATCTAACTCTTGCACAGTGTCACTTACCTCAGAGGCGACAGATGATTCAATGAAATCATTAACTGCTCTACGTGTCCACTTGCTTGCCTTCAGATAATTATACATGTTGAAAAGAAATCGACCGTTGGTCATTGCTTCATCTAAAGCACGGTCAACGATCGTGTATAACTCTTCTTTGTTGTTTTCTACTGCCATCATCAGAGATAGGAATTCTCTCGTAAATACTTCACGGTTTCAGTGCAACCACCTAGTTTGTGTCCTGCAACAATAATCTGAGGGAAGGTGGCACCCCTGCCAAACTCGGCATAGAATTGTTCTCTTGTAAAGTTTTTATCTAGGACAAACTCTGCGAATGTCCATCCCTTACTCTTGTATACTTCTTTAATCTTAGTGCAGAAAGGACATCCTGCTCTAGTATAAATTGCTGTGCTACCTGGACGTTTCATAATAGTAAATCAATAAAGGGGGATGACCCTATCCCCCATTGTTTATATTATGTATCAGAAGGAGTATTTAATACCCAACTTACCACCGACTCCAAGGTCGTCAGACTTGTCTGCAGTAAGGAAAGACATCTCTCCATACACACCGACTGCCTCACTCACAGGAATACCAAGTCCTGCTTTACCTGAGAAACGAGTTTCAGTATCAACACCATCAGCAGCAACTACTGCTGGACCACCTTGGACATAGTATGAAGCGGTGCCAAGTTGTCCCTCATACCCTACGTGCACGTCTGTGGTTGCTCCAGTGTAGTCATCACCCGTCCATCCTGCATTGGTTTCCACGTTAACGTAGGGACCAGCAAGCGCCACGGTCGGAGCAGCCATTGCAGCAGCTGCGGCGGCAGATGCGATTGCGATTTTAATCATTTGGTTTTTTCCTCGATATTTGATTGAGTTTACATTGCGTAACAAATGGTCACGCGATGTTTATTTATACCAGTTTATTTTAAGAAACGCTAGAGCTTGTGACAGTTACGTCCTGCCTAGCGACCTTGCTTTTCAACTGGTCTTGTAGATTATAGTAGAGAGTATGCCGTTCTGTCAACACATAATAGCCATCAATGGACACTCCGTTGTCTGTCCACCCGTATGCGACTACCTTTTCAGGGGTTTCGGCATCGAGCAGACGACCGTCTTGTTTATAATGATTAAATTTCTGGTGCAGATTCAGCATTGGCATTCTCTCTAGGGGTCTTAGACATTATATCACGGATTGCTGACATATCCTCTTTCTTAAGGATTGTTTTAGATTCTGTTTCATCAACCTCTTGACGTGGGTCGAGCACTTCAGATACAGCATTCAAGTCTTCCTCTAAAGATTTTATCACATCGGTGCCAGGTTTTGAATCCATACCCTGCACAATACTCAGGTTACTTCTCCAATACTTCTGCATTTTCTTCAGCATCTTACGCTTCCCTTTCGGGTCGTCCTTATACCTTTCGATGATTTTACGGAGTGCTTTTAACTCTCGTGATGATTTCTCTAGGGACCGCTCGGCAGCAGTCTTTCCAAATCCACTCATTAGGTTACGTCATTAATAATAATTTTGAATCTGACACGCTCTTTCTTTTTGTCGCTACACATATACCAGTGAGCAGTCTCCGTGTCAGATGAATCTTGATAGATTACTTCTTTAGCAAACCTATCAACAGCATCCTCATCTTCATATGAAGCTATCAAGTTTTTCCTTGGTAGTCTATATGAATTTGATTCGTCGGGATAGTTAGGACTCCCTGCTCTCTCTGTCCGTTTGTCACGGATAGGAGGCCAGAAGAGGTCAAACTCCATCCCAGTTGCATATCCTTTTCCAGACTCGATAACATCTTGGACATGGATAACTGCTTGCCAGTAATAAAATCTTCCTGTGCTAGCAGTCCTTGTCTGATTGTTGGTATTCATTAAAGAATAGAAAGTGATACCGATTCTAACCTTAGCAGGTTCTTGAATCATGTTGGCATCTTTTCCTTTGAGCCCGTCAAGTATATAGTCATGATAAAAAGTCACTGGTGACCCTATGGAGTAACCTGGTGTATCGGTGACGCAGTTATAGAATCCTGAGTCCTCGTCATCGGTGCCTCCTGCAGCAATATACCACGGAAGTGCTCCACGTGCAAGTGGTAGAGGTTTATATCTGTCAAATGTCTCAACACAATTGGACCCTTCAGTGTCATCATAGGTTATATGTGTCCCAACAAAGTCAGTAATTAGATACTCTTCTAAGAGGTGGTTGTAGTTACCTGTCAACTCTTGGATTGCTTCCTCAGCATCCATTTCATATCCATCGACACCTTCAGCAAGGATACCAGTGTCAATGTAACCATCCAATTCAGCAGTAGATGAATAGGTCCCTCGTCTTGGGTATTTGAATTCATTACTTACATCATGACCACGGATAGACCCATTGGCAGGGAAGTTACTATTGATTGAGCCAGGATGATTATTGTCACTGTCAT